TGAGTGATATACCAGTAGCAAGACCAGCTGCACTATCAAGATCAACCAGTGAACCTGTAGCAGTGTCAAATACTTTCTTAATTCCATTGCGGTCAACAGCAGGAACGAAACCTTTGATAGGATTACCATTACCTATAATTGATACAGAATTAGGTGGTTTAACTTTGTACTGACTTGCTGCTTTTGCTGCTGCCTCAAGTCCTTTTGGTTTTGCACCAAGACCAGTATCAAATACAGATGCACCAATAGCACATGATAACTCTCCGTCACAGAATAGATCTAAGAAGTCACCTACCTTATTAAGTAAGTTTTGTATCTTATCTCTTGCACCTTTGATAGAACCTGTAACACCTTTCAATACACCTAGTGCACTCTGTATCATGTTCATTATCTTCTTCATAATCTCACCGAGGAAGTTTTGAACTAGACATAAAGCAGTATCTAATACATTCTCTAGAAGATCACTAAGCATACCTTTAATAAAATCACCTAATTCATCTAGCATTTGCTTGAATAAGCATGATACAAGATCACCAACATCTTTGAGTTGTTTTTTGACTGCATTATCTAACTCTGGATCTGGTATGCCAATCTCTTCAAGACCTTCCTTTACAAGTTTATTGACATCTTCCATGACGACGCCCTTGATATTAGCAGTCAGTCCTGTAAGTTTTTTCTGTATGCGTTGTTGTGTTAGGTTAATTTCATATTCTAGATCAACAACTTTACCAGTCTGTTTGTCAATAAATTCATCTATATCATTCTTCTCTATGCCACGAGCAAACTTCATAAACTCTGCCATAGGACCTTCGAGTTTTGTAGCAGTCTCTGATCCACACTTACCGTTACCAACTTGAACTGTTACTTTTTGTTTTTCTGTTGCTGCCTTTTGCTTTTCACTTTCAGTCTTTGCTGCACCACGTTCATTTTTAGTATCCTCTGTTCCTTCTTCATTCTTATGTCCTTCATTGTTAGTAGCTTTTTCATCTACACCTGTTTCTTCATTAGTTTGAACTGTGCTACCAGTATTAGCTGCAGAACTACCATCACCATTATGATCTGGAAACTTATAGTTTGGTGTTGCTAACTGTGCAAATCCCTGTGCTTTACCTCCTGCTACACCATAACCGCTAGTTGGGTTCTCATCACTGATTGACCCCATAACAATAGGAATCTGTGCAGATGTACCATCCATAAAGAAACCAACAACCCAACTGTTAAGTTGCAGTTGGTGCACTGATCCAATACCAGAACGTTGTGAATATATGGGTGGCATCAATACCTGTGCCCATGGTAAATCTTTTGTAGGTAATTCTTTTCTATTTGGACTGTGATATCCTATAATTCTAACCTTTACTTTGTTAGTCCAGTCCCAGTCACCATAATCAAAATCTCCTGCACCACCATCTAACTCAGCATTCCAAAATTTTGCACCATCATTCTCTACCTGTCCAATCCACCAGTTAAATCCTTCTCTACCTATAAAATTAGCAATACTTTCCATTATGTTTCTACCTCTGTCCCATCTGAGTCGGTATATAGTGTAAGTCTAGAAGTCATTTTATCTTCACTACTCTTAAATGTTCTCTCAACTTTACCAATAACATATTTACCAGAGACTGCAAAGTCTTTCTCTCTATCACTAGTTCCTTTATACACATCTAATTGCACAACTTCACCTATCTCTAACGAATAATCTGCTACAAAATCAACAATCACTTTTTTATTATAAAATAATTTTTCCCTCAAACTGGATTGTGAAAGTTGTTTTGTGAATCCTTGTGTAAACGTACCCTCAGTAAATAATGCAGAGTCCAATACTTTAGACATAATTCTAGTGTATGTTGCATTGGTATCAAATCCGTCATAAAACTCTGGTGTTACACGAGAGTTCATTACGCTAACATCTTTGTAATATTTATTGATGTTAAATGGATGTTCCTCAAACTTCATATCTTTTAAATCTAATGTCATTACATTACTTGAATATGATCCTAAATTTAAACCCTTTAATAAATCACATGACGATTCTACAGTCAACTGATCAAGTGGAAGAATTCCTGTATCATCTTCATCCTCCATTTCATCTGGATCATGTCCAACAACCATCCTTACTACAGGTTCTTTAGATGCAAATGAATCATAAGATTCAAAATTATATCCTGATCTCGTTTGATAAAAAGCATATCCTGCTGTTGCTGCACGACCACTACCTTTTCTAGCTGGTATTGCTTTTGCTGCTAACCATCTAATCGCAGTAAATGGATTCCAATACGGTGACACAAATGAAAAATTATTAACACATGGTTCAAAATTTAATAATCTTGCTTCTGCTATTCCCATCAAGTCACCCAATATCTCTTTCCTCACAATATCATGTATTTTTATACCCATGCCCTTACCAAATCTTCTTGATACTTTATTAGCAGCATTGTTTATAAAATCTGGAGTGCATAACATCAATACTGCTGATGATTTTCCACCAATATTTCTTCTATCTTGTATATCGTAGATAACAAATTCTCCACCAAGTTCTGTCTCATTTTTACTATCAGCAATACGAATGAATACAGGTTCCATACCCTTTAGATCTGATAAGAAACCAGTCTCACTATCAGTTATCTGTACTTCCATAGTCATAGAAGCTTGTCTGATGTCTTCCGTATATTTGGCATACAATAGTTGATTAACTCCAATGGGAGGATAATCCGCAATGAAGAAGTTTACTAGTTGAAAATTAGACTGAGTATTGACTGACATTAGAATTGAGACGTTTGATTATAAACATGAAGGTAACTTGACCTTTTAATTTTTGGTCTAGCAAGAGCACCACCCTCCTGTTGCATTGGAGGTGGACTTGGAGCTGCTGCAACATCACCTGTTCCTGCAGCGAGTGCAATATCTTTTTGAGTTTTGGCATCAGCACTCTCTCTATTTTCTTGTATCGTTTTATCAGTGAGTTCTGTTAAGTTTGTAGTCTGTTCCTTATTGAATACTCTCTTCATTATAGGATTATTTTTCATCATAAACTTTGCCATCATACCAACAGGTGTCATACCAAATGCCTTGCCAGCTATACCTTTTAGATTCTTGAACGTCTTACTATTTGAAATATTTTTAACACCTTTAAATAATTTATTTCCTGCGTTAAATGCCATGCCCATAGGTGTTAGGTTAAACAGTTTCCTAGCAAGACTCTTACGTTTTTTGATGGGTTGCATTGCTCTAGTTCCTGCTCCACCATCGCCAAGTCCTATGCCATCAGCAGTTCCTGTATATGGTGCACGTCTTCCTTCTGTAGGATCTCCAACCATAGCACCGCCAGGACTTTGAACTATAGCACCACCTGTGTCTTCTCCACCTTCTTCTCCACCGCCACCGCCAGCTTTACCTCTGATAAAGTTAATTGCCCTAGCAAGAAGACCGCCAAAAATTCCTCCACCTTTTTCTTCTTTTTTATCATTATCTTCCTCATCATTAGCAACCTCAGCACTGGCAGCACCTAACTTGAATGACTGAGATAATTTAGATATATTTCTGTTCAATATCTTGGATGCTTCCTTACTTGGTGCAGGAATCTTCTCTAATAAATCTGTCATCGCAACAGCAGCAGACTTGGCAGGAAGTGCTAAGGCATCCATAAATGCCTTCTTCATCTTGGAATCTACTTCAAACTCATCATCTAAATCTTTCTTTACTTTCTCTTTGACTTGATCTTCACCTACTCCTCCATCTTCTAATTTGTCGACCTTTGGTATTTCTCCTGCCTCTGGTAGGTCAGGGTCTATTCCCATTGCTCTCTTTGCTCTACGTTCTTTAAATTGTTTTTTCCTCTCTTCTGGAGTCAAATATTCTCCAGTTTTAGGATCCACACCCATTGCTGTTACTGGATCTGGAACAAGATTTTGTTGCGGTTCTACCTTTGGTTTTATGGTAGGTTTAGATGTTACGTCAGTAGCAGATACATCAACTGTTTGCTTAGACGCAGGAACACCCATTGCCTTTCCAACGGCACTAGGATCAGCGATGAACTTAGAAAGTCCAACACCCTGTTTCGACATAGCTGGAGGTAATGCTTTCATATTAATCGCTGTACACTAGAGTATACTTGACACCTTTTCCGTAAGGTTCTATAACCTGATTTTCAATTGCTTCTTCTATCTCATGTTCTTCATAGTGTTTAAACACATGAACTGGTACAGGTCGTGAAGGAGCAGGAATCACTTGTGGTGCAACAACTACATTTCCTGATGCATCTTGTGTTCCTTGTGTCACTGGTTCATTATTTAGAGTTGATACTGACTCTGGCATCGTGCCAGGTGCAGTAATACTTGAGGTGTCTGCTTTTTGTGGTGATCCTCCTGATTTTTGCTCACCCGATGATGGATCTCCAACAGGGTCGTCAATGTCTGGTATCCACTTATTTTTGCCAGGTTGTAACCACTTATCATTATTATCATTGTTTATAAAATCAAAGTGTACAGGATCCTTCTCACCCTGCCATTGGAAACCAAACTTCTTACCCTTCTCTCTCATCCACTCGTTTGCTTTGGATGTGTAGTCAATATCAATTGCCCAACCCTGACCATGTGGTGAGTTGCCAGGTTGTGCAGGATTAATCACATTCTCATCGCCCGCTTCAGCTGCGTCGACCAATGCTTGTTGTTGTTCTGGACTTCTATATGAAGATGTCACACTCATAGGCAAGTTTATACCATCTTTTGCTGCACGATTGACTGCCTTTGTCCATGCTTTCATAGTTGGTGGGTTCAATACAATAGGTCGACCATACATGTCCCTTGTAGGATCAGGTGCTTGTAGACCAGATTGTTGTTCTTCTGCTTGCTTTTGACCTGGCAATACGCCCATGTCTTTAGCAGCAAGTGCAGCATCAAGTCCTATGGATACAGCAGTTCCAACGCCAGGTATTGTAGAAGCGATACCAGATGCTGCTTCAAGCATTGCACCTTTAAAATCACCCGCCATCAAACGTTGTCCTGCAAATAATAATCCTGCACCCATACCAACAAACGGTATCTTTTTCAATAGTCCTTTACCTAGTGCCTTTGCACCCACTTTTGCTATTGCTTTACCACCCACTTTAGCAGCGACTTTCTTTGCACCTTTCTTCAGCAATGCCTTTCCTGCTTTACTAGCACCTTTCAGTAATTTACCACCTGACTTAGCGACTTTAGATATACCTTTTGTTACCTTTTTACCACCAGCTACAATATTTCTTACCTTTTTACCTAGTTTTAAATTCTTAAATCTCTTTCCTAATTTTAATTTCTTGGTTAAATTTTTTATATTTCTAAATGTTCTAAGTAAATTAAATCCACCTCCACCTTTTTTACCACCACCTTCTGCTGCTTTTTGAGTAGGCATAGCACCACTCTTTGCTGCTGCCTTGCCACCCCACCATACTAATGGTGCTTTTAATCCAATAACTTTTTGTGGTTTTGGTGTCTCAACAAGACCAAAAATACCTTTCAATCTATTTGTTTCTGCTATTACACTACCCTTTGCAGGAGATGGAGGTAATGTTTTTAGGAAACCAAGAGACGAACTTATAATTAACGCTGCACCCTGTTTGTATACCTGTTCTACTG